CTTCAGCATTTTTTACTTTTACAACTAATTTCATATTGTTTCTAATACCAACAGAAACCTTGCGCCCGTATTTCTTAGCAACTGCCTTGATTGCGGGAGCGAGTTCTTTCTTTTTTTCTTGTGAAATATATGCCATAAATTCTAATCCTTTGTGTGGCTTAATTGCCTATTATCAATATAACAGAATAGCCATTTTTATCAACATATTTATTTCTTTTTAGCGGTTTTTCTGGCGGACTTAAAAGCTTTAGCAGTTGGCGCACCTTTACTGCCTACTTTTCTCATTCGCTCATTAGACCCCTTTGCGATTCTTTTTCGCTTTGCGTGAATGTTGGCATATAGCCCTTTTTTATTTGGCATTTTAAGATCTCCCTCGATGCTCTTTTAATAGTGTTAAAAGTTGTTCTTCATTAAATTCCAAATCGTGCGTTTTATCCCATTTAACAATGTAATCATCTAACCAATCAATATGGCTATTTAAAACGCTTATTAATTCTAATGCGTCAATATATGGTAAATTATGCTTTTTAGTATATTCTTTAAATTCGTTTATTAGTAGTTTTTCCATTTTTCTAATCCTTTTTAAATGATAACTTACTATAGCTAATTGACAACATAATACAAGCATAAAACCCAATAAAACTGCACATTTTGCAATAAAATTTTCACCCGGGACGCAACACATATGGAATTAAATTCACGTTTCTGTTGCATTAATATTATTATTATGTATATTAAAAGCTCATTTTAAAGAAAGGATTATAAAATGTTAAATAATACAGAAATAAAAACAACATTGAACACTGCAATAGTTGAGATGGAATACGCATTTAATTTTTCTCACTGTGGGCTTTATCATAGCAAAACATATAAACTATTCGCTGTTAGCGGTGATTTATCGGCTTATGGAATGTCAAATGAAGCAACAGTTTTAACTATTAAACGCGATCAAATGGCAAGAGTTGAATTATATATTGAAACACAAAGAATATGGCGTGAAACGCTTGCAATGCTTAGTATTGGTATTTCTAAAGTACATAAAAAACATTCTGAAACATTTGAAATACTATATCAACTTTGGCGCAAATCTAATGCGTTAATGGCTGATATATTTGACAACAAATATTGCTATCGCTCAACATGGGCTTTATTAAGTAAATAAAAAGGATAATAAAATGAATAATATATTTGATAAAGAAATATGCGTAGATTGTGATAACAATTGCTCTCATGGAACAGGCAGGTATGTCAATCGTTATCCATTTTATGGTGATGATATTGAAGGGTGGAGATGTGGAATCTGCGCGGAAGAAATTGAAACAGAATTTAATGAAAATAAAGGACAATAAAATGACTGAATTAGAAGAAAAAAAAGATATTATGATTGATATACTTGAGTTGAATGATGACGCGCAAGATATTATAGAAGCATTATTTGATATAGCGACAATAGACCAGTTTTATGAGCTATATAATAGCTTTTATGAGCCTCCCGAAGAGCGATCAGACTATGACGAACATAATACTATGCATAAAAATTTTCATTAAAGGATTAAAAAAAATGACTATTACTTACACACAAAAACAAGCTGAAAAAATTGCTGAACAATATAATAAATATGCAAAATCTAAAATAAGTGCTGATAAAGTTTGGTGTCTTTGGACTGATAACGCTGAACTGGATATGGAGGATTATGGTTACACCTCTATTGAAATAAACAGGTTTGAAAGCATTGATGGCTGTAATCATACTATAGATATTCATAAAAATGAAATTGACTATATACCTTTAAAAGAAGAATTAAACTAACTGAGAAAGCCCTTCGGGGCTTTTTTATTTGCCTGCTTTTCTTCTATTGTACCATTTTATATAATAACCATAAGCATCACTACGGCTTAAATTAAACTTTTCAGATAAGTAATCAGGGCTTTTGGCATATTCTAGCGTTACTGATCTACTGAGCCTATCAAGATAATCATAATATTGTTTCATTTATTAAGCCTAATTTCGTCTAGTGCTACTGTGACTGCTCTTGCCGCTCCTAATATTTGCAAATTACCTATTAGATTACTATCAGTCACTGATAATACTGATATCTGTAACCCGGAAAAAGGCCCACTATCAATTTTTAATACATCATTTTTTTTATATCTCGGTTTGATTTGCTCAATACTATTTTTTAATTTACCTGTTTTATAGCCAACAGGATATATTTCTTTCAGCTCATCAATCACACTATCGTGCAGTCGATATGGTGACGTGCCATCATAAAGCAAACCATAAATATTTCTATATTTGCTTATTAGATCATAAATTTCTGTAAAATCATCTATATTAATAAGTAGATAACCTAGCAAAACAGGCAAAATATAATTAATTCGTACCCTAGATTTTTTCTGCTGCTTACTACGCCTAACAGCTTTTTTCTCATATGGACTATAAACTTCAATATTATTATCAGTTAATAGGTCATGAATTTTAAATTCTGTGCCAGTTTTAACTTTTAATAAATACCACATTAATACTCTCTAACAGCAACAAGTTTTTTAAATGGTGATGTTTTCATTAAAAGGTTACATTGATATTCTGTACCGCGCCAAGCATACTTACTGTTTAATGTTAAGCTTTTACCGCTAAGATGCAAATAACCCCCACTAGATTTCAAATAATAACCTTTTCCGGGAGGTGCAAATTTAACAGGTATTATATTTTCTGGCTGTGGCGTTTTTACTTTTATAAAATATTTAGGTGCATACTTACGCATTTTGTAAAATGTCGATTGACTTACTTCAGCCAACTCACAAATATCCGGGGTGCTATATCCTGCCTCAAAAAGTCTACGGCATTTATGTATCATTTTAATATCTGTATATTTTTTATATTGATTAGATACCTTTGGTACTAATTTAAATTTGACAGGCTTTGGTTTTTTTTGATGACCGCGCTTTGGCAATGTATCTCGGTTGCGATGTGCAAACTTATCAACAGAGGATTTAGTAGTGCCTAGCTCTGCTGCAATCTGATCTACAGAAAGTGTTTCATCTTTCCATAATGTTATTATTTGTAATATCTTATCTTGTGTCCAAAATCTTTTAGGCATTTTTACCAACGTAATTCATTTCTCAATCCTTTGTTATTACATTCATTATAAGCAAAAACTTAATCCTTGCAATTAGGAAAACATTTCCTTATGATATAGACATTAAAGGAGAAAAATAATGAAACATACAATTGAATCAATCATAAAAAATTGCGGTGGCTCAAAAGCTATTTCAGAGAATACAGAAATAAAACAAGATAGTGTCAGAAAGTGGCGTATCTTTGGTATCCCGGAATCTCGGTGGTCATGTATTATTAAGCTACATAAAGGCAGATTAACACCTAACCAACTACACAAACTAAACAAGATTTGTAGAGGGGAGTTTTAATGTGGGTGCTACCGAAAAATTACCAACTGTCGTCAGCTTTTGCAGCGGATATGGTGGAATCGAAAGAGGACTTGATCTTGCAGGGTTTGAACATACAACAATCGCTTATGTGGAGATCGAAGCCTTCGCCATTACAAACTTGGTGCAGAAGATGGAAAGAGGACTCATTCCTGCCGCACCTATTTACACGAATCTTAAAACCTTCCCAGCACAAATTTTTAGAAACAAAGTTGACATCATCACTGGAGGATATCCATGTCAGCCGTTTTCACAGGCAGGAGCAAGGCAAGGAACAGACGACCCACGACACTTATGGCCTTACATCAGAAAACACATGGAAGCAATTAGACCTAGTAGAGTTATGTTCGAAAACGTCGAAGGTCACATATCGCTTGGACTCTCTACAGTCATTAGCGACTTGGAAGAAGATGGTTACAACGCAACGTGGGGAATATTCAGCGCGCGTGAAGTTGGCGCACACCACCAGAGAAAAAGAGTCTTTATCATGGCCGACAGTGATGGCATCTGATTGGAAAAATATGGATACGTGTAACCAAATGCAATTAGCTAAAGCCGTCAAAGTTAATTGGCCTACACCAGCCACAAGAGATTATAAAGGTGGGCAAAATATTGAAACTTGTAAGGCAAAAAATCGTAATCCAATGACTAATAACCTAGCTGACGCAGTACGAGCTACAACCGACAGCAAAGCACTTAATCCAGATTGGGTGGAAAAACTAATGGGCGTACCGTTTGGTTGGACTGCATTGGATGGCAGTAGCAATGAATGGCAAAATAATTGGTCAGGCGATTGGGAGGGTAACACGCCTCGTACAACTGATGTTAAAAAAGATAGAGTTGACCGCATCCGTATGCTTGGAAATGGCGTTGTTCCTGCGACAGCGGCTAAAGCTTGGACAGTGTTGTCTGCAAAATTAAATAAAGGAGATAAAAATGAAAATACAGAAATATAATAAGAATGGTGTAGAGTCTTTTTACACTGAGCACCCCTATTTTAAAAGGATGATGCTGCACCGAGCAAAGCGCAGAAAAGATACTAGATCACAACATCACTGGCAGAACCTTGTGAATCAAGAAACTACAGATGCACTCAGGAGGCTGTTAGATGAAGTTTAGTGAGCACCCGGATTACGTCAAGTACCGCACAATACCTAATTATTTGTACGCCAAGATAGCTCTTGAACAATGTGGCAAGTGTGGCTGTGGATGTGGTAGAGATTTGGAATTTGAACAACGTAAAATACGCATTGAGCATATTATGCAAAGAGCATTTGGCGGCAAGCATGAAGAGGGAAATATAGCGCTTTGGTGTGTGAAGCCTTGCGCTCTCGCTAAAGATAGGAGAGATGCGGCTAACCGCAAAAAAGTTAGAAGCTTAACAAAGTCTACAAAGAAAAGTCAGAAGCCTAAGAAAAAAATACAAGGTCGCACAAAAATACAATCGCGTGGATTTGGCGACAGCTACAAGCCTAATATTAAGGAAATTGATTGATGTACAAACGTAACAAATACAACGCCATTAAAGTTAAAGATGATGGCTACACATTTGACAGCAAGCGTGAACACGCCAGATACCTGCACAACAAGCAAAGATTAAAAGACGGCGAAATAACAGATTTAGAAATACACCCAGTCTATCAGATACTGGTTAATGACCAAAAGATATGTAGATACACTGCTGACAGCCAATACAAGAACAAAGAAGGGACTTTGATTGTTGAGGATGTCAAGTCACCTATCACTGCCAAGCAAGCACGCTACAGGCTAGTTAAGAAGCTTATGAAAGCTGTGCATGGGATTACAATCCTGGAGGTGTACTAAAAAAATAGGGCGATAGAAAAGGATTAGAAAACTACCGCCCAGATGCCATTACTATTGGGGGAAACCAATGGCTTTACATAATATGAAATACAATATAACATATTGCAAGCAAAAAGGATTAAAAAATGCAAGATTATCACTCACCAGAGGCTGAACAGGCCATTATAGGCGGTTTACTGCGCGATAACGACTACTATGACGTGGTTAGCAACAGCCTAGCACAACAACATTTCTATAACCCAATCAACAGCAAGATATACATCATTATTAGCGACAGGCTAACATCTGGTCATAGTGTTGATGCAATATATGTAAAAAACCAACTGACAATGTTGGAGGTCGATGTTGACTTAGCAGAATATTTATCAATGTGCGTACATCTTTTTACAGGAGATGAAAATGTAGTTAAGTCATACAGCGAGATAGTTATAGATTACGCTAAACGTAGAGAGGCAGATTATCTTACCAGAGCTTTGCAAGACAAATTGAATGACAATGAGCAAGCAATAGATACTGTATTGCAAGATCATGTCGCTGATATCGATGCTGTTATGCTTGATGGCAATAAGCAGCTTACTAAAAGTGAAACATCAAAACAGTTATCAGACACTTTTATAGCAGACTTGAACGCAGATAAAGAGCAAGCAAGCTGTTACTCTGGTTACTTTCATCTCGACCAGATGCTAGGTGGTTTTGTTCCGGGCAGAGTTTATGTTATGGCAGGAAGGCCATCAATGGGTAAGTCAGCGGTAGCATTAAACATTGCAAAAAATGTAGCTATGCAGAGAAAAGGTGTAGTGTTCTTATCGCTTGAGATGACTAACAGCGGGCAAAGTGAAAGAATTATCAGTAGCATAGGCGCTACTACATATGGGCCACATAACTTTCCAATTTACAGTCAGTTGCGACACGCATGGCGCGAAAACAAATCAAGAGATAAGATACAGAGAGCCGCAGATACATTTGCTAAACTACCTATTGAATGGGAAGAAGGTGTTGGATTAAACCTCAACAACATCAAGCTTGTGACCAACAGAGCCATACGCTCATTACGCGCAAGCGGTAGTGATTTGAAGTTACTTATTATTGACCACATAGGTCACGTTGCTGGAACGCGGCCAGGGCAATCAAATTATGAAAAGGTTACAGAAGTTAGTAACGCGCTTATAGCCATAGCAAAGCAGTACGAAGTACCTGTTCTGGCATTATGCCAACTATCCAGAGCAGCGGAGCAAAGAGATGACAAGAGGCCACAGTTAAGCGACCTAAGAGAATCTGGACATATAGAACAAGATGCAAGTTGCGTGATAGGTATCTATAGAGATTACTACTATGCTGAACGTGAAGCCAGAAATAATAGTGGTGTTGTTGATAATGAAATAACATCAAGGTTAACTCAAGGGCAAAACAAACTTGAAATGATCATAACAAAAAACAGACATGGTAACATAGGTGAAGTCAATTTATATTGTGTGCTGTCAAGAATGTTCATAGATAATCCAAACCAAGACTACAGGGGTAGAAAATGAAAAAAGGGATTTGGGGATGGGAAGATGCCATCACAAAAAGCAATTTAGAGCCAATGACTAGGTTAGTGTTGCTGACGCTGCGTACTTACATGAACGCAAAGAATGAACAATGTTTTCCGGGTGCAAAGAAAATAGCAAAGAGTAGTGGTATGAGCTTAAGAAGTGTATTTACACATTTACATAAAGCAGAGAAGGCCGGGTTTGTTGTCATAACAAAGAAGAAAAATCATAAAGGTGGACACGACAGCAACGAATATACTGCTTCATACCCTCATGCAGGAGATGCACCCCCCCTCATGCAAGAGGTGCATGACCCTCATGCAGGAGATGCACCCCCCCTAGTGCAGGAGATGCATACTAACATACAAGTAGAACAAACAAGTGAACATAAAGAGTTGTTTGAAAAGGTTTGGAGTGAGATTAATAGCAAGTTAGTTAAATCTAGGCGAGGTGGTAAGAAAAGAGCATATGCTAGATTTGTAAAGCTATGTAATGAACATGATCCTAATACTTTGGCTAATGCCATAAGAGGCTATTATAACGATGCACGACAAAAGAAAAATAATTATGCATATGCTGCAAGTATCCTTGTTTGCTTAGGTACTAAAGAATTATACTCAGGATACTTGAATGCTAAAATAACAAAAGAGGAGGGTAAGAGCGTTTATGAAAGATGGATAGAAAAAAATAAATTGACAACGTAAAATAAATCCGTAGTATATACATATTAATAAAGGAAAACATTATGAAAACTTCAGAAACAATAACTAAAATTGCACCTGCGCTTGTGAAAGCTATAGGTTCTATCCAGGGAGCCGCTAAAGACGGCAGAAACCCACACTTTAAATCAAGCTACGCAACACTATCAAGTGTTGTAGATGCCGCTAGGTTACCGCTATTAGAAAATGGTATAGCTGTGATACAATGCCAAGGCGGTATCACTGAAAGCAATACAGTCGTTATGTCTACACGATTGCTACATACTAGCGGAGAATGGTTAGAAACAGTCTGCGAGGCAAAGCCTAAATCATTTGCACCCCAAGACATTGGCAGCTCTATTAGCTATTTGCGTAGATATGGATTAATGGCGGCTGTTAATATGCCAGCAGAAGATGATGATGGTAACGGCAGTTCATTAGGTAAACAGCAAGACGACGTTAAGTCAGTTGACCTAGAGCCTATGCTTATAAAGATATCAGAATCAATGGATAATGATTCCCTTGCTACAGTTGCTAAGAAAATTAAATCTGCTAAGTTACCTGCCAATGCAAAAGCTAAGTTGCGACAAGCCTGGGCAGAACAAAAAGCTACATTGATTGCTGTTGAGAAAGCAGAAGCGTGAAAATCGTAGACGTACAGCAAGGTAGCCCAGAGTGGTTTAGTGCGAGGTGTGGTAACTTTACTGCATCTCGCGTTAAAGACATACTTGCTAAGACAAAATCTGGATATAGTACATCACGCAAGAACATGATTGTGAAATTGGCCTTAGAGCGCATGACAGGCGAGATTGAAGAGACCTACAGTAATGCGGCTATGCAGAGAGGGAACGACCTCGAACCAGAGGCGCGTGACTTTTATGCTTTTGAGAAAGATGTAATCGTAACGGAGGTTGGCATGGTCATACATCCAGAGCATGAGCATATTACCTGTAGTCCAGATGGCTTGGTGGGCGCTGATGGTTTAGTAGAAATCAAATGCCCTGCAAGTATGGCTAAAATGGTAAGCTACCTTGAAAAAGATGCACACGCTAAAGAATATCAGATACAGTTACAACATCAGTTGCTTGTGACGGGTAGACAATGGGTAGACATTGCTGGGTACGACCCAAGGTTTCCAGAAGGTTTACAGCTTGCCGTCTGCCGTGTAGAAGCTGACAAGCAAATGCAAGCAGAAATATTATCAGAAATACAAAGTGCAAACGAAGAAGTAAACGCGCTTGTAGAAAAACTTAATCAACTAAAAAAGGAAAAAACATGATTAACAAAGCAACACTAATTGGCAACGTTGGTAACGACCCAGAAATAAAGACATTTGCTAATGGCAATAAAGTAGCAAACTTTAGCCTGGCAACGACTGACAAATGGAAAGACCGCAACACAGGTGAAATGCAATCTAAAACCGAATGGCATAAAGTAGCTGTATTCTCAGAGGGATTGATAGGCATTGTTGAGCGCTATGTTAACAAAGGTAGCAAGCTTTATGTTGAAGGCAAAATACAGACAAGAAAGTGGCAAGATATGTCTGGCAACGAAAAATCTATGACTGAGATAGTTTTAAAGGGCTTTACGGGCGTTATAACGCTCCTGGATAGCCGTGAGAGCAGTTTTGGTGGTGTTGGTGCAGACAGAGGCGGTTATGCTCCTGTGACGAAGCCTGTAGACCTTAACGACGAGATACCATTTTAGATGACATCTATACTAAAAGATGTGACTATTGGCGATTGCAGATTAATACTTGGTGATTGCCTTGAGGTTATGCCTTTGCTTGGCAGGTCTGATGCAGTTATTACTGACCCGCCTTTTGGTGTTGGTAATTTTGTGCAAGTAACAGGCAATATCCGAGGTAAAAAAGTAACTTGGAATAAAAACATACCAAATCTAATATTTTTTGAAAAAATAAAAAAAATTTCAAATCACAGAATTGTGTGGGGTGCTAATTATTTTAATTGTTTTGAACCTAATGGTGGCGCGATTGTTTGGGATAAAGCACAACCAATGCCAGACTTTTCAAAAGCAGAAATTGCTAGTTGTTCACATCTAAAAAAAACTGAAATAGTTAAAATACCTTGGACTAATTTCACCGCTCGACACAAGAAAGAATCTAGTCATCCCTGTGAAAGACCTGTCAGTTTATATATATGGTGTGTAGAGTATTTGCCTAATCCGCAAACCATACTAGACCCATTTATGGGCAGTGGCTCAACAGGCGTAGCTTGCGTTAAATTAGGCCGCAAATTTACGGGCATAGAGATTGACCCCGATTATTTTGAAATAGCCTGTGAGCGTATTAGAAAGGCCTATGAGCAACCAGATATGTTTGTGCAACAGTCAAAAAAACCAATAAGACTTAAACAAGAGGATATGTTTTAATGGGTCAGCATACAGTCCAGATAAAATGTGAGGCAGATAAGGTGGAGTGTAAACGCCTTATCGACCTTTCACCTATTGGTACATATGTGCGTTACACCAGGAATGTCAGAACCATACCGCAAAACTCTAGGCTATGGGCATTGCTATCAACTATATCAGTAGCTATGCGATGGAATGAATTTGAAGGCTATCATACAGGATTAAAGTCAGGTGAGAAGTATAGCCCAGAAGAATGGAAGGATTACTTTTGCCATATGTTACGCGGCAATAAATTTATGCCAGACGAACATGGGCGTGAGCAGATACCTGTTGGTATGTCTACCAGGAGCATGACTAAAGACGAACATAATGAGCTACAGGCTCTTATAGAAGCTTTTGCTGTAAGGTTTGGAATAGGAGTGAGAGACCTTGAAAAATAAAAAGAGAGAAGCAGGATTACAGAAAAGGCAGTATCACCATATGCCTGTCCAGGTGCTGAATGAGGTTGCAGATGCCATGACCGAAGGTGCTGACAAGTATGGTACTTATAATTGGCGATGGGAAAAACTGCATTACAGCGATTATTACAGTGCAGCACTAAGACATCTTATGGCATTTTATGGTGGTGAGGATTGTGACCAGGATTCGGGATTATCACATATAACAAAAGCTATAGCTGGGCTTATTATATTACGAGATGCTATGTTAAACGACTCTGTTGTTGACGATAGGTACGAGGCTATAACTAGGTTAGATACTTAATGGATAAATGGCAAGTCATCCAGGGTCGTAAATCTAAAAAAGATAAAATTTTACTATATCAGGGCGAAGCTGTTGCGTTTCGTGACGTAGCAATAATGTGCATATTTTTTATGAAGAATGAAGATAATTTATATCCACCAGCAAAAGGATTTAAAGGCGCAGAAATGTTTAAAGATTACATCAAAGAAGTATTGGAAACACGTAAGATACCTACAGACAGTAAATATGCAATTAAAAAAAATCATGCTGTGACAAAGGTGTAAAAACCCAATAAAACCGCACTTGTTTGATTAATGGCCTCAGTCTAAAAAGTATTATTTAATAACGTCAGCTAGGCTTTTACCATTAATATAAAAATACATTGAACGCTTGCCATTGGCATTAATGATTACATCAGCACAGGCCCATGTAGATAGACCGACCTTGTAAGGTTGTTTTAAGGTAGATACACCTGTCTGCCATGCACCTCCGCTAATACCAGGCGAATGGCTATGACCTATTACAGTTTTATACATAGCATTGGCAAAGCCTTTAATACTGCCTCTTGAACCATTAGCACCTCTATCACCATGCTGACTTACATCTATACCTTTAATGTTTGCACGCTTATTTGCATTAACAAACTTATAACATCCTGGTATGTATTTTTGAAACGCACACTCTAATGCTGATTTATTTTTGTAGGATATCTCAGCAAGTAATTCAGAACCTATCGCTGCGTTGTGCGGCTCTTTAAGGTGTCTGCCTTCATTCAGGTAACGCTCAATATGCCTGTCGTGGTTACTGTCTACTATCCAATTTTCTTTGCCGCCTGTCTGGACTATATGTGCCGCAGTATGCTTTAACTCCCACGCCAAACTATTCATACGCATATTAAACACTTTTATCTTATCAAGTAATTTATGGTGGTGTGATATAGATACGCCATCAAACA